GATGTAGAAGGTCTCCACAGCATTCACCGCCACAGTCACTTCCTCGCTCACAAGACTTTCCTCAACCGTACCATTCTGATAACTGTAGCAAGGAACGATAATTTCCTTGATAAGCTCCTGTTTGATTGCTTTCGGAGAGGAGGTCATATCGTTTCGAGTCATGGTGAAATCGGTCACATCACCGAAGCTGAAATAATTCACCACGATACGGTTGTAGGGGTTCGCAGTTTTCGTGAACTCAATCTCCATTGTGTCGAAATCGTCAAAGTCATGGAGGATCACCAGTGTTTTTGTGATCTTCTCCGCAACCTCGTATTCCTCTACCAGCGAACCATTGTTGTAGGTGCGGATTGTGATTGCCGCCGGGAGAGTGTGTCCGAAGACGAACTTCACACCGTAGTACATACAAGCCGCTTCCTGTACGATGGTAATGACAGGGTTTTTGCTGAACGTGCCGTTGTCATTGGACTGCTGTTCGGAGACATAACCAGTGTTCAGCACATTGCCGCCCACGTTACGAGGGAGGAAGTACATTCCTCCATTGGCTACGGTGTAGCCCTGTGCCAACGAAGCGTATTCGTCCTTGACCGTATCACTCAAGATGTTCGCCACTTGAGAGTAGGCAGTCTCGCCGTTTGCAGAAACCGTAGCTTCCGGGGCGAAAGAGGACTTGATCTGCACCGCACCCATTCTCGTCTGAGACAGGACACATCGACAGGCATTGGCGATAATCTGCAATGCTTCACGGTGCTGTACCCTCGGCAGAGGGTTCTTTGAATACAGCTTCTTGAGACGAGGGTCGATATAGTAATCAGTGAGACCAGCGTCCGTAAGAATTTCCTTTGCCAAATCGAAGTAGCTTCGTCCGGCACTTGTGTAGACACCCTTGTAGTACTCCGTGTCCATGTTACGGAAAATGTCTTGACAGCGGATCGTAGCCGTGTAATCGTCAGACTCCCATTCAGAACACAGAAGGTGATTTCCCAAAATCCACTCGATCTCGTCAGTACCGGGGAGCTGGTAGCCATAATGGATTTCCATTTCCTGTCCTGTTTCGAGGAAGTTGATTGCAGACTTCGGGTTGTCCACATTGAAGTAGTGGTCGTAGTTCTTGAGCTGTACCGAGAAGTCAATCTGCGGCACGTCTGCCCCGACAGGGGAAATGTAGCTCTCAAGGGAAGAACTCATAACCGAGTCATTGTAGTACACGAGACCGTAGCCAAAGCGGATAGAATAAATACGGAGTCTGCTCTGAGGGTTCTTCATTCTGTAAAAGATCAGCTTTACAAAGGTAGTGTTTTCCAACACTTCCTCGGAGCTGAACTCCGCCTTATCGTTATCCCGGTACTCAAATGTCTGACCGCTACTGCTCACCATGTCGAAGTCAACCGGGTAGTTTTCTCCGAAATTGATGGTGATACCCTTAAAATCAGTAGCACCCATATTGAGGTTGATCGTCAGTTCGTATCTCGCTTGAGAGACCAACTTACCGCCGACCAAACCTGTGTCATAGTATTTGTCCGAACTGTTCTTCCGGGGAAGGAAGAACATTGAACCATCTACCTTGGTGAAATCTTGCTCAAGTGTGGCATAGACGGTATCATCGGTCTTTTCTGAGAATACGTTCTCTACATTGGAGAAGTAGGCGAAGTCACCCTCGCCAATTCTCGCTTTTGCCTGTGCTTCTTGATTTACAAGTCCGAAAGTAATCATGATGAACGCTCGCTCACGGAGAGAGGATTTCATACTTTCCTTGTACAGATCAGAGACCTTCTGCATGAAATCCCTCCTTTACTCGCCAGTATCAATTACATTGAACTTGCAATTTCTGTAGTGAGTAGGCTTGCCGTTTGCGTCTACCCAATACGGTTCACCTGTTCTGTCACCGGGGTACATTTTGATCGTCTTCTCAGCATTCGTAACCGGGTCGATGAAGGTTACATAGACGAAGAAATTACTGAGAATGCTCAAAATGCGACTCCATTGGTCGGCGGTGAGCCAAGACCATTCAAGACCGTCAATCTTGTACTGATCTCGACCCACACGCTGACCTACAACCGCTCCGTTAGCATTTCTGCCAGCGTCAACAACCGTTGTTACGATAGGGTGTACCCCTCGCTTTGGAGGGGGTAACTCATATCCGTTGATTTTCAAATAAGACATTACTTTCCCTCCTTATTTTGCGAATGCGTAACCATTTGCTCTTTGCTGAGTGGTTACAGCGTCAGTCACAGTACGGTTGCCAATCTGAACAACTGTCTGCTCCGGCTTATCAGCTTGTCGGCGCATATCCGCCGCCATCTGAGCCATAGTAGGTTCAACATACTCTCTGTAGAACTCCTCCATACCTTCCTTGAAACCAGTCGCAGTTACGGAAGCAGTGCTTACCACGTTTGCGGACATGGTTTTTGCGAAGGAATTACTGTCGTAGTAGCGGAGAGCAGAAGTGTCTACCGCAAAGCTCATGGTCGGAGTAACGCTGGTGAAAGAGTCCGCCCAACTGTTCACGACTCCCTTTGTGGTCTTACCGAGGTAGTTGAAACCGTTGTTGAAACCTTCAACGGAGAAACCAGCCATTTCATAGAAGACCTTGGAAGGAGAATTGATACCGAGCTTTTCCTTGAACCAGTTAATAATCGAAGAACCCCAGCTCGTAATTGTGCTTTTCATCGTGGAGTACAGATTACCGATACCGTTCTTGAAACCACTGATTACGTCAGACGCAATCGAGTAGAAGGAACTGTAGGAAACCGTACCAGTGAACCACGATTTCACGTTGGAAGCGAAGGTCTGCATATTAGACTTCGTGTCGGTATAATTGCTACCGATTTTATTTTTGAAGCCGCTGATTATATCGCTTGCAAAACCAGCAAAAGCCCCGGACGAAGCCGTACCGCTGAACCAGCTCTTGACGTTGGAAGCCCACGTTGTCATAGAGGACTGACTGGTGGTGTACGAATTACTGATCTTATTCTTAAAACCAGTGATGATGTTGCCAGCAAAGGTGGAGAACGAAGTGCTGTTGACTCCACCGAAAGAGCCGCTTGTAAACCAGTCCTTAACCTTTGAAGCCCAAGTAGTCATGGAAGACTGACTCCCGGTGTAATTGGAACTCACCTTGTTTTTGAAGCCAGTGATAATGCTACTTGCAAAGCCGCCGAAGGAGGTTGCGTTTACCGCTCCATACGAATTACCAGTGAACCACTCCTTGACTTTAGAAGCCCACGTTGTAATCGAAGACTGAGAGCCAGTGTAGTTTTGAGAGGTATTATTCGTAAAAGCATTGATGATGGTCTTTGCGAACCCTCCGAAGGAAGTACTGTTCACACCGCCGTAAGAACTGCCAGTGAACCAGTCCTTGACCTTACTCGCCCATGTGAGGATCGGAGATTGAGAGGTCGTATAGTTACTGCTCGTGTCATTCGTAAACCCGGAGATAATATTCCTTGCAAACGAACCAAAGGTCGAAAAGTTAATACCACCAAAAGAGCCGCCAGTGAACCATTGTTTGATCTTGGAAGCCCAAGTAGTGATCGAGGATTGAGAAGTAGGATAATCCGCACTAACTTCGCCCTTGAAACCACCGATGATACCTTCACCGAACTCACGGAAATGGTCGATGATGTTTTTACCGTCAGACCCCTTCGTAAACCATTCGATAATGCTATCCGACCAGCTTGTAACGGAAGACTTCGAGTCCGTATAAGAACCGAGACCGATGTTGAGACCGTTTACAATGTCTTCACCGTAGCCAATAAACACTGTAGAAGGAGAGTGAATACCGAACAGATTACAGAACCAATCACCGATCTTTTGGAAAATGTTTCGGGTGTCCTCCTCAACAAGACCTTCGTCAGCACCTTCCATTACACCCTCGCTCAGATTTACACCGAGGTTCTTCATGTTTTCACGAAGCTCCGGGGTCATTTCGAGCGTTGCCACCGTAATACCGTCTCGGATCACGTCAACGGTATCGCCGGAAGCACTCTCAACGAAGGATAGGTTGCTCTTGATACCAAGAGCCAGTTCTTTGTTCAAGAACCAACCGAGTTCGTCTGCCTTGGAAAGCATACTGTAGAAGCCGGGACTCTGAGACAGTTCGTAGCCGATCAGATAAGTGACACCTTCCATATTTTCGGTCATGTCAGAAGACATAGCCTTATATGTGTAAATGTCGAGCAAACCGTCTTTGACGGACTGAGGGATAGCGTTACCAGCTTCCCATGCTTCATTGAGTTCGGTCTGCAATTCGCTCAGTTTGGGAACGCAGTCTGCCAACTGATCGTGAATGTTCTTCCTTGCGGCGGAACTAATATCGAGGTTGTCAAACTCGTACATCCAGTAGTTCTGCAAACCTACCATCAAACTCTCAATGGGTTCTTCATAAATTTCGTCCGGGTGTCTCACACCGTTCAAGAACGCATTGTAGTATGCGTCCTCAATCTCAAGCTCCATGAGAGGTACTGCTTTTTCAAGTTCATTACCGAAAAGAGCAGTGAAATGAGTGAAAAGCTGATCGTTAATGATGAAGTCAATGTTGTTGCATTCCAGCTCCAAAGGATTGGAGTCCATATAAAGCTGATATGCTTCCTGTGCTTCTGCGAGAGCAGTTTTCCACTCGGCATTGTTCGGGTCTTGCTCCAAGTAGTACTCAGCAATAGCAATATTCGCCTTGAGGTTGGAGAGAGTATTTTCGACAGTAGTCTCAGCGTGTACCTTCATTTCGTCAGCAACACCCTGTACTTCTTCTTTGTACGCTTCCCAGCTCTCTTGACTCAGACCAGCCATGCCGTACTTGAGGTCAATTACATCGAGCTTTGCTTCAAATTCGCTCTGAGAAACAATCTCCAAGACGTTGTTAATCTGATTGGTGAGAGCGTCAATAGCCGCCTGTTCATCAATCGTCAGAATACCGTCACTGAATGCTTCGTTGAGGAAGGATTGAAGCTCAGTACCGAGACTTGCCAAATCATCGGACACCAGTTCAGTGATTGCGGCATTGCTTGCGAGGATAGAGTCTGCGATTTCGCCCTCCTCAAGCGTTGCCTTAATGCCAACCGAGATCACATAACCTCTGTCAGCGATATACTTGTTTGCGGACTCAACATAGTCATTGATAACCGACCTGTAACTGGACATTTCGGACTCGCTCAATTCGAGACCTAAACGAACCTTCCAGCTATAGCGGTTCAGTTCTTGCACCTTACCTTCGATCTGCGTCCGCAGTTCATCGAGGTTCGCTTTCACATCGAGGTACAACTGAACATCGGAGTACCAATCATTGTTGAGCGTTGCTTTTACGATAGTGGTGATCTCCTCGCTCGACAGGATCAGTTCACCAAATCGGTTTTTAAGGTCTTCTGCGATTGCCCGGTCATTCGCACCAATCACAATACCTGTGATAGTAGCGATCAATGCAATACCGATACCAACAATCCAGCCCACCGGACCAGTACCGAAGGTAAGCAGAGAACCACCGACAATCAGTGCGTCACCTATAGCAGTTTTGAGAATGTTTTCCCAAGAAGCACCCTCGTAACCAATGTCGTATGCGCCGGAGAAAGCCAATGTGATACCAGTAACCATGAGCGTAAGTCCCAAGGCTACTTTGTTCAGTCCGCCGTTCTTAATTGCTTCGATCATGTTGGTGAAGCCATTTGCAAATTTCCAAGTAAGGAAACCAGCACCGACAGCAAGAACAACGTCCAAAATATCGTCCAAATGGGTTTTAATCCATTCGATCATCGGTTGCAGTTTCGCCATGATTTCATCAACCTTGGTACTTACTGCGTCTCCAATGAAGTCATAGGTAGGAAGCTCGAAACCGAGACCTCCACCGCCGCCGATACCTCCGCCAGCACCGCCGGAACTCAAATCCTCGTTGGGAGAAATAACATTCAGCTCGTCAATACCAAGCAGAGCGTTTTTGAGTTCTTTTGCCTTATCGCCAGCACCACTGAGGTTATCTTCGAGATCACCCACACCGCCGGAAACATCACCGACACCTCCTGTAACGGAGTCCCAATTCATTTCCGGGATCGCAAAGCCGAAAAGCTGTGCGATAGCGTCTGCCACCAGTCTGACCGCCTTTGCCAAAGCGATAGCATAGGGCAGAACTGCGTTCAGAATGGGAATGAAGATATTACCAAGCGCACGAGCCGCTTGATTTACCTGTGCTTGCAGAATACGGAGCTGGTTTGCCGGAGCTTCGAGGGTACGAGCCATATCGCCTTGAGCGGTAGTAACCTGTGTCATGATTGCGTAGTAACGCAACTCAGCCTTTTCAGCCTGTGTCATAGCGTTCACGCTCTTAGTGATACCAAGGTTCAACGCTTCCTGTTGCAGTCTTGCCACGGACAGGTCGAAACCAAGTCTACGGAGAGGTTCAAGCTCGCCGGAGATACCCGACTGTAGCTTTTGGAAAGCGTCTTCGTATGTGATGTTGAAGAAGGAGGAGAGATCGTACCCCAACTGAGTCAAATTCTGACTCATGGTGTACGCTCTATCGCTTATGACACCGAAGCCGGACGCAAGGGTCATGAAGACACCTTGATTTTTCATCCATTCAGCCGGGTCGATACCCATGACTTCGGTGACGCTCTCCGCAAACCGCTTCGCTTGATCGGCATACTCGCCCATAGAAACCGTGAACAGGTTCAAGCTCTCAACGTAATCGTTGGACTTGGTAATCCAGCCAGCTATAACGCTTGCAATACGTTTCATTGCCACATAAGCAACACCGACCTTTGCGGCAAAGTCAGCATAGCTCCTACCAGCGGCAGAGTTTGCGTTAGACAAACTATTCGTTTGCTGGATCAACCGTTGCAGTCTCGTAGGCATAGCAGAAAACCCGTTTGCGATAGACTGCATTTGCGTAGCCAGCGGAGCAAAAGCATTTGCCACCTGTCGAATTTGTGCGGCAAGCTGACCCATGTTTACCGACTGCAAAGCCGCCATAGCTTGCGGAAGTCTCTGCAACTGCGTAACGAAGGAAGTGAGATTGTTCCTACCCATTTGAGTAAGAGGAGTCAAAGCAGATACCAGCTCTCGGATATTGGTACTGAGAGAACCCACATTTACGGAATTAAGAGCTTGTACTGCTTGCGGAAGTCTCTGCAACTGCGAGATAAAACTGTTCAAATTCGCCTTGCCGATCTGAGACAGAGGAGTAAGGGCATTTGCCAGTTCTCGTACTGCCGTAAAATTGGTATTGTCTAAGGAACGAACAGCACTGCCGATATTGGTGATCTGCGTAGCCACAGAGGAGGAGAGCTTGAGGTTTCCACAGGTGGAAAGCGTCTGCAAGCCCTGTGCGAGTTTGTTTAAGTTCTCGGCATTTGCACCACTGACACCACTCAATGCAGAGTTCAGCGTAGAGAGCTGTCTGCTGACAGTGGTTAAGCCGACACCGCCTTTTACAGCGGCTTTCAACTTACCAAGAGAAGAAGCAAGAGCGTCTACACCACTCACGGCAGACGTAGCGTTAGATTGTACCTCAAGCTCTAACTGTTCGATTGTAGTAGACATTCTCCTCACTTCCTTTCAAACTTCTTGTTATGCTGTGCCATAAATCCTTCCATAAGGGTTTTGCCTTTGTCAAAGGTCTTCTTAGCCTTTTCCTCCTCCTTGTACTCAGCTTGCTTCTCATTGACAGCAAACGGTTCAGCGAGGTACGGAACAGGTTTCGTACCCTTCTTTGCAAACACATGAAGGATCGGTGACACCCGGCACAGAGCTTCGTAGATGTACGCACCCTGTAACCACATTTCTTGATTTTTTCTGTCTGTTTTGAGTTCTTCCGCTTTACGGAACGCTTTCACCAACAGGCAATCACGATCCCAATACTGTTCCTCAGTCATACCGAGGGACAGGTAGTACGGAAATAACTCGTTGAATTTCTCAGTGTAAGTTTTGAGGGGGGCAGTGGCAGTAACACCACCACCCCCCTCGTTGGAGGACAGCAAGTCACTTACCAAGTTGCTGTCCAGTCCACGTTTCCCTTGTCTTCTTCGGGTTCTTCGACGAGTGCCATGATCGGTTCGTTGTACATTTCAGCCAGCTTGCCGATAAGGGACTCTTTCTTGGTAAGTTTGGAAAAGATATTCTCGATTACGTCCTGTTTGACGAACCTATGGTGAGCAAGGAACGCTCCGGCGAACAGAGCCGGGAGGGTAGTCATGGGCTTGTCGGTGATCTCCGAAGCAATGAACCCCTTCTTCTCCATTTCCGCCACGGTTCTGCGAGTGAACTCAAGCGTGTACTCCTTGTCCTCGAAAGTGAAAATAAGCTGTTTAGCCATTTGTCTGTCCTCCTATTTCTTGATAATTACGCTTCCGCCATAGTGATGGGGGTGGAAGGTGCAATAGTGACGTTCATGTCAACGACCTCGTTGACACCGCCGCCGACAGGGTATGCGGAAAGCTGACCCTTGAACTCGAACTTGCCATCAGTGCCAGTAGGAGTCACAACACCAGCGGTCTCAGTACCGCCGAACCACACAGCGTAGTCATTCTCCACACCCTCAAGAGCCTTGAGCTTGGAGTAGTCTTCCTTGGTGTAGTTTGCAGTGAACGCAAGAGCGTCCAAAGACTGAATACCGGGGATATAGGTCTGCATTCTGTCAGAGAGGGTCGTGGTCTCCAACATTTCGGGCGCACCGCCGAGATCGGGGAAGTCCTTAATGTCGATCAGCTTTTCGTAAGCGTCTGTGGTCTTCTTCATAAGGAAAACCTTGTAGGTGGAAATTGCCATTTTCATTACCTCCTGTAAATCGTTTTGTTTTTGGAAACGACTGCCCGGTATCGTCCGAGCATTCGATAAATGGTTGCTTCGTCTTGGTTAGGTACAGGTTCGAGCATAGTTCTCGTGAAGTTCCGCTCCATCAACAAATTGTCGATGAAAGCCGCAATCTTCTTACACTCAGCCTTTTTGCCCTTGGTCTTATTGGAGTAGACGTTCAGCTCGTACATGATCGCCGCATGGTTTTCTCTGCCCTCGTTGGTCTGAGTCTTGCGGAAAACCGCATTATCCACTTCAACGAGAGAAACGCAAGGGAAAGAGGAAGGAGACTTTACATACTCACCTGTCATGAAAATGTTCGGAAACTCAGCTCGAACTTTCTCAGACACTTCGTCAAAAAGCTCATTCTCAATGTCGATCATTTGAACACCTCCCTTGCAATATCAGCGATCTCGTCACATACCGTTTTCATAGCGTTGTACATCGGCATGACCGCCGGAGTACCATGAGTCAGACGAAGCTCGCCACCCTCGTAGTAACCCCAAATGTCCTTGTTGCCGTTGCCTTTACCGAAACCGCCGATGGTAAAACCGAGTTCCGCACCGCTTGGGTGTGGGGAGCTTCCGGCTGAACCGTTATGATGAACACCAGCACCGAACTCGACCCAAATAGCGTCCTCGCCCTGTGCCACAACAACCGTCACATTATCTCTCTGATCGAGGGACACCGTGACTTCTGCCATTCGTGCGCCGCCGCTCTCTTGGGTCAGATCATCAACGACTGCCCCGGAAAAACCGCTTTGAGCAAGACTCGCAATTCTTTGAGCAACCTTCTCACGAAGGAGATCAGTCTTGCGAATGAGTTCTTGTTTGTACTGTTCCAGTTCCTTGACAGCTCTGTCGATCTCACGCACAGATAACCCGAAAGTGATTTTTTTCTTACCCACTGACGTTCACCTTGCAAATTGCAATCGACACACTGTTCATGCTCTTTGCGATCTTCTTCACGATGTAGTCATGAGGAGTAACTACGTTACCGTCCTCGTCCTTCACCAACGATCCGTCCTCATTGAGCAAGGGAACTGTATCGACCCAAAGCACTGAGTATTCGTCAATGGGGGGAGCTTCGTTATCCATGACAACAACCTTGTCGTAGGACTCGTTCTCACCAAATTGCCGGGTCTGCGTTTCGCCTTTTGCGGCTGAAATATTCGCTTTCCCCTCAGTCGGGTTTCCGTGTTTCACTTCGTACTCACCAGTCAAGTTGCCGTATTCATCCTCAACTGGGGTGCGTTCTTCGTACAGAGCGTAGAAGAACGTCACCTTATTACGAGTCATGCACCTCATTCTTTCGTACCTCTGACTATCCCACAGTAGGGAGTGACCGCCTTGAGCATGGAAGCTGGTACGTCAGCGTTTTCATACTGTCTCGTGATACCGTTCTCGGTATGAGAGGTCTGACCCTCCGCACCACGCTTGTTCAGCATATAGGCGGCGATTTCCACCTGTAGGTAGTGATACTTAACCGGGACTACACTCGCTTCATCGTCATACGGAAACGCTTTTGCGATAATCTTGCTCCCGGCAAGATCGAGGTAGGTGGACAACACTTCGTCAGTATCAGAGCCGCCGACTACAGCTTTGAGAGCTGTCAGTTTTTCTACATCAGTCATGTTGCCACACCTCCTTGATTACTCGTTCTCGTTGCCGCCCTGTTCGGACTGCTCCGAGTTGACACCCTGTTCGGGAGTTTCGCCCTGTTTGGGCTGTTCGGACTTCTTACCGCCCTTATTCGCCTTGTTAGCCTTGGGATCGACCCTCAGACCAACGCAGAGAACACCGTTCTTGTCCTTCCATTCAGCCATGATCGTTACCTCCTATTAGTCCAGAGCGGTAGCACCTCTGTGGAGGTAGATACCGTTGGTCTTGTTCTCATAGACGAAAGTATCATGATAGATACGGTAATCGAACTTCCATGCGTCCGCATTCTGATACTGTTCGGGAGTGAAGATACGAGGAAGAACGTGCTTCACAACCTTATTGACAGCAGAAGGATGAACGATCATGAAGTTGATCTTGTAGCCGCCAGTAGCACCTACGAAACCGCCAGCAGTCTGACCCTCGGTAGTACCGTCATACAGAGAGATAGCGGTATAGAAGCGAGACTGAGGTACACGGATAACACGCATACCGTTGTAGGTCTCAACGTCCTTGTTGATACCAGTTACATCATTCTGAACAGTACGGACGATCTTGGCACGAAGACCAGCGTAGGCAGTCTCGGAAATGAACAGAACACGACCCTCGCCGGGAACTTCTGCTTCGTTCATCTGCATTTCAGCAGTGTCGATCAGATTGGGAACATCGGTAGTACCAACGGTAACGTCAGCGTTTGCGCTGAGAATGCCAGTAGTACCAGCGATCTTTGCGAAAGTGTAAGCGTCAATTTCGGGAGCAACCTTGGTGCGAATGAACTCACCAGCGAGAGTACCGAAAGCCATACCAACGGTCTCCTCGTTATCCATGCGGTCAACGATGAAGGAACGACCACGATCCTTGGAGAGAGTCATGGTCTCCCAAGTGCCAGTCACGTCACCATTGGCGAAACCAGTGTTGCGGTTGTAGTTACCAAGACCGTCCATAGAAGTCTTGAAAACCTTGATAGTGTTGCCGTTGACGATCTCGACCTGAGTAGCGTCCAGTACGGCGGTCTTGGAAGAAGCCTTGTAAACTTCGTCCAAAAGGGGCAGATAAGTCTGCGCCAGTGCGATAGAATTAGCCATATTTCATGTCTCCTTTACAATTTGATTTCGGGAAGACCCATGCTCCGGCGGAGCTTATTGGTCTCCTCCAACTTCTTGAGATTTGCGGTATTTTCGTCTCCGGCGGGAGGGGCAGGGGTATTTTTCATAACCTCGGCTGTCCATGCCTTTTTCTGAGCGTCACCGTGTTTCTTCATGTTGGCGAATACACGATCCATGTCACCTTCCGCCATAGCTTCGGCAGTCTCGATAGCCAATGCTTCCTCGAAGCCCAAGCCAAGATAGTTCGCCTTATAGGTGCTGATCGTCTTCTCTTTGCGAAGGGTCTCAAGCTCCTGTTCCATAGCGGTCTGACGAGCAAGACGTTCTTCCTCTCGTGCTTCGTCCTCCGTCATTTTGGAACGAAGGTTCTTCTTAGCGGCGGCAAGCTCACTTGCCAGCTTGTCGAACTGAGCCTTGGGAACATACCCCTTGGTGTCCTTCGGAGTAGGGGTAGTAGGTTCAGTGGGTGCGGTAGGTGCGGTAGGTTCAGTGGGTTTGCTCGGTTCGTGGTTCTCAAGCAGTGCCAACTTCTCGTCAGCAGTCATGTCCTCACGATAACCTTCAATTTTTGTCCAGTCGAATGCCATGATTATTCCTCCTGTGTTTGGTCGGTTCTCTCCGTAATTTTGTGATTTTCGGTTTCTCTACCGTTTGCGTTTGTTTTAGGTGTCTTCTCTGACACCGATATTTCGAGCGGCTTATCGCCGCTATTATCCGTAGGGGCAGTGGGTTTCGGTTTCCACTTCTCCAAGTACAATTCGCTCTGCTTCGCAACGTCCATCGGATCGTTTACCAATCCGACAGTAGCGATAGCAAGACTCGGTTCAAAGCCAGCTTCCAAGAGCTGTAACAGAGCTTGACTCTTAACAAGCAGATTGTCATGCTGTCTGCGAGTGAACTTGCACTCAATCTCAGCCAACGAAAGATTGAACTCTTTCGAGGTGCGAATGATCGTAAGTACCAGTCTCAAGAACTCCTTCTCGGACTTTTTGAAAAGAAGCTCGGTATCTCTTGCTCGTGCTTCACACTGAGACCAACCGTCTCTCAAGAACACCGCCGCACCAGTGTCGGAAGTGGAGCTTCCGCCTTTGGTTGTGGTAGGCATACCGCAAATGGTAAGCACCTGTTGATACAGATAATCCACCAGCGTTTGTGTCTGCTCTTGGTTCAGCTCTTGGGACAGGATTTCCACGTCCGCAGTCTGACCGTCAACGGATTTGATCTTAATTGCGCCGAGGTCTTTCAGTTCTTTGAAATCGTCAGCGGTAATATCGCAGTTCACGAACTTAACAAAGCTCTGCACGAACAGTTCCACACCGTCAAGGCGGTTGGAAGCCACGGTGTTGATAGCGTCCAACAGCGGCAGAGCTGGTTCAAAAGAACCCATGCGAGCCATGTTCAAGCGATACTCGAAAATAGGAATATCACCGAGGGTATGCGCTTCCCACTTGCGAACCACACCATTCGCCACCTCAAAGTAGTGATCCTTGGTGTAACCGCAGTAGAGCGTTTCGGTGCTTTCTTTTCCGAGCGTCCTCGTGATCTCACGAACACCCATGATCCTCTTGTGTCCGAATCCGGAGTGATACACTACGAAAGTGTGTCGAGGATCGGGGGTGTCCAGCTCGAAGGGAGACTGATCGGGAGAGGACACCGAGTCTTTGTCCGGCAGTACCATT